TAGTGCAGTTAATTGTTCGTCCGTATATTTGAAAAATGGTGACGCAGCCACTTCTCTAGCAATTATGCCAGCAGCGCGTATAAGTTGACCATTAATTACTAGGTCATACTTACTAAAATCACCCTCAAGAATCCATTTGGTCTCAAAACCAAAAATATACTCATGAAGTTGATCCCATTCATCATTAACACAGTTGACTCCTTGCCAGAGTTCACTAACTAAGGGAATTGTATATAATGCATCAAGTATAGGGAGAAAAAGCTGTTTACCATTCATGAAGAACGGCATGCTATAACAGCTAAAGGCGCGGACTTTTTCAGAACCTAGAGGGACAGGTTCATCTTTCAGGGCTCCGCGTACAATTGGCCCGTGCATCTCACCGTGCATATGTTCTTGCATGATGAAATCGCATCCATCCTTGATCTCCTGGGTGACAGTGTATGTTTTATTTCCAAAAATCGGATCATAACTCACTTCCAACCAATCGATCTTTTTCCCTTTATACCCTGGACCACCAGAAGTGTTAGCATCCAATTGCTTGTAATACTTTTGCTTCGGAACGCCATTCAGCGTTTGATCCATTGTGAGCATGCCATCGACAGGTGGTTTGAAATCGAGCTTCTTTAACTCATCAAGAACACCATCTAGATATTCTTCCATGCAATGCTCCAACAAGGGAGGATAGATTTCATGCGCATTTTGGGTTCCTTTGGTTATGTAATCACCAAAATTAAAATTAGCACGAAATTTGGGTCTACCATGTTCCTTTGGTAAACCAGCGTGCTCTAAGGCAGCGCTACCCGGCGACGTTTGCACATCGGAAAAATATTGCGAACGTGTGCGTCTATCACTTCCTAAAACTGAAACATTATGTTGTTCGTCAGCTAGCAAGAAATTCAGACGGGAACGGGGGTGGAGATCACCTAAATCAACTATAGGCAATCCCTTAACATCCTCATTGTGGAATCCTTTTAGTTTAGATACCAACATGGGGGTGCGGGCTGATTCGGGATCTATTTTGACGGTGCGCATTGCATCCATCCCTTCTCTAATAGAGGACTGCGTTAAATCATAACACACAGCCTCCAAACAGTTGGGGGCAGTTCCTTCTGCTGAACCACCACTATGTAAACTGATAATTCGAGGGGATGTAACCGATATTACGGGAGAAGTACAATCTCCTTTAAAAGTCGGAGTGCGCATTTTGTGTCTGCTGCCACGAGTGCGTATACCTAATTTGTTGCCATTATCCATTTGGTCAGTGGGATCGTACAATAGATCGTACTCTCTCGCCGTACCATCAGGATTCTTAGCGAACATCTTAGCGGTACACTTACCGCGAGGTTCATCAGCAAATAAGTTCAATATGCTAGCCACACCGGAGCGTGTGTTAACATAGAACAAACCAAAATCCAAATCTCTACCTTGAGAATCTTTAAGTTGTTGATAATTAACAAGGTAGGTGACCACTGCCGTGGTCGGATCATTTGCTTTACGGTAGATCTTCACCGTTGGATAATCACCGACACCATCCAACATGGGTTTCGCCATGTGGTGAGGGAGAAGTAAGTGACAATGATCAATAAAAAGACCGGTACTTCGCGAACCAATCTTCGGACAATCAACTAATACATAATTCTTGGAAAGCTTATTCCAAATTTGCATAGGAGTCATCGTCTTAACTTCAGGAGGTGATATCTCCTTAACCGAACTGATAGAAGGTTCCCAAAATGATTGTTCACCTTTACGCTCTACAACATCTTCCATAGACGTCGGAGCCAAGTTGCCCTCAGTTTCGATAGGCGATACCTGCTGAAACGTGGCTGCTAATCTTATTGCATTGCGAACGGCTGCTATGGCAGCATACGTCGCTGCAAACACGGAAGCAACTCGCATGGGTGTTAATCCACCTGTGAGAGTTTGATTCGCGTGTCTGAAAACAGCTATGGTAGCAGCACGTCTGATTTCTTCAGCCATACAACTAAAGAAGATAACCATAATCAGAAATAAGGCTATCCAGACAGGCATGGTAAATTGTTTTATTACGAATACAATTATCCAAAAATTCGAAGCGGCAGCAAACCAAAAAGTCTTACGCGAATGAAATCGCTCATACAATATCAACAAAGCTTCCCACAACAACTTAAAAACAACATAGGTCGTTGCTAGTGAAATTCTACAACAATAGCGATGCAGAAGTCTTATCACAGCGGGTGGCTCCCAACCAGCGAAGTGGTTGATAACGTCATAATAGTATGCTCCAGCGAATCGTTCTACAAATTGAAATACCTGTATTGCACTATCACTAAGAGCTTCTGGCTCGATCACGGAAATTACACCACCGTGCTGGTGATAGGAGAAGGATTCTCCTAGGGCCGCATGAGTATCGGCGATAGAGTAACCGTCACTCTCAGGAAACACTCTATTTTCTAATGGTGTTTCAGGGGCGTCGCAATCACATTGTGATGAACCCTTATCTCCACCACATTCCATACAAATTAAAATATTATTTCTTTTGTCTCTCTGGTTAAGATATGCTTCCTGTTGCTCCCTGTGTAATTTAGCTTTGCGTAAAAGGATTAAGCGCATGTCGCTTTCATCCATCCAAAACTCATCAATAAATTCCTTCGTAATGCTCTTAACACGAGCGTTAGAGGCCTTCTTGGCTGGGAACTTTTTCTTAATGGTATTATTGACAGGGGGGATCGGATCCGTATGTTTGATAACGTAACGGTACCGACGATACTCATTGGGGGGAATTGGATGTCCCTTGGCATCTTTCTCAATCTTCGAAACATCCAGCATACCATTAGGTTGCGCATATTTCGGAGCCACTCGAGTCTGTATTAGGTGGAATCGTCGAGTAATTGAGATAGGCTCATTTGATACTGTTGCAGCGCCCAAATCTTCAACATTAGACGTTGCTGCAATAACCTTAGGACGCGCATATATTGAGCCTTTATCAGCCAAATCAGCCTGGTTGGTCAAGAAAGGGACATTATTAACCAGTCTAATGGCATTAGCTGCAAATGAATCAACATATTGCGATGCTGTACGTTTAACATTCCACATGTCATCCAAAACAATAACTTCAATATCATTAGTATATCCGTCGAAATATTTGGAATTCTCATTTAAAGAAATCATGTGTTTGTCGTCAGTTCTAGCACCCATGGCAGCGGCGACTACACGAGTTAATCGCTCACCAGCATCTGATTTCCCAATAGAAGATTCGCCTGTCAAGGCTATTGCAAATGGCGCCATACGATACGTTTTAGATTGCGTCTTTTCCTGGATAGTTAAAATCCAAGTAGTTACAACCTTATAATATTGCGTATACGGAGTCTTTAATCGATCAGGTAAACATGATTTAAGTGTTAACTGAAGCTTCAACTCTGTGTAAAGCGCATTAGCAGACATCTCAAACACATCATTATTGAGACCATCTTCTGAAAGGGATCCATTACGATACTTTGGGAAATGAGCATCCAGCTCAGCGTATCGGGAATGGATAGTACTGGGTAGCAACATACTCTTTATGCTGCCTCCGGAACGAAAGATATCAACGGCTTCTAAAGTATATTCCACAATACTAAGAACCGCATCAAAAATAGTGGATGAGTTAACATCTTTGTAAGCTACACTATCTTCAATTTTAAGAAAGAAATCAGTTAGAATACCTTTATCAACAATACAACTGCTGGGTTTAAACTGAAAGAAGGTCATTATCATGATACCTTTCTTAATGATATCAAACGCGGGAAGATCCTCAAAATGAGCTGTAGTAGTTCTCAGCTTCACTATCCAGGATCGTAGATCACACCCCATAAAACTTGCTTGTGTTTCTAATCGCGTTCTACTGTACAACTCGCGCATATACATTTCGACCATTTGAATATGGTCTCTATGCACGTGTTGACCGAGTGTATTTAAAGTATGACACAATAAATCATTCATATCACGCGAACGGGAAATCGATAGCAAATAAAGGCCAACGTGTGTAACGGTGGCTGTTATGTCGTATTGATCGCTTGGAAGGGT